CAGGTGGCCGGATTCCATAAATCCCGCAGCGGCACGCTCAGCCCGGAAATGCCGCTGCACGCTTCCGCCAGGCGGCGTTCCAGCGCAGACGAACCGGGCGGCATCAGGCTGCTGTTGCTCATGTCACCCCCTGATCATTTGCCACGGAAATGTCCGTGCCGGTGCAGTAGCCCGCCGCCGTCCGGTCCATAATGATGTCTGTCGCCGGTTCGGTGATTTCCACCCAGTCCACACCGGCCACGCGCATCACCGCCCCGTAAGACTCACGCCGCACGCTGCGCCCCAGCTTTTTCTGCTCGACAAGGTAGGCCGCCAGCGCCGCGTTTGCCGCCTCAAGGCAGGGACCGGCGGCCACGCCGTCGAACAGATGCAGCCTGGCCTTCACGCTGTAGCTGTGAATCTTCGCCCCCTGAACCGTCACGCGGTCCGCCACCGGGCGCACGCTTTCGGCACTCAGCGAGGCGTTCACTGTAGCCAGCAGATCATCAGCTGCCGTACCGTCGCCCTCACGGCTCAGGACGGTGATCAGCACCGTTGCCGGTGACGGGCTGGTCGCGGACACGTCCTGCACGCGGCCATCGGCGCTTTTCGCGTGAAACTCATATGCGCCCGTCGGTCCGGCCACGCTCAGTCCCTCAAACGCCTCCGGCACGCGCACGCGCAGCGCGTCGTCTGACTCCATCACCGCATCCACCGGCGGCACCGCGTCAGGATTGGCAGGCGTAATGGTCAGCCGCTTCACGTTGTTACGGGCGGCCAGCTGGTCCAGATCGCTGCCGATGGCATAGGCCACCATTACCGCCTGAGCCGCCTCGTTAATACGCTGGCGCAGCAGGATTTCCCGGTAGGTATTCTCCTGCAGGTTTTTAACAATCGGTTCAGACTCCAGCGCCAGCACACGGCGCATGGCGGCCTGCTCATCCGCCGGATAAAGCGCAATCAGCGCCTCTTTACGCTCTGCCAGCAGCGTTTCAAAGTCCGGCACCTCAATAACCTGCGGCGCGGGCAGCTGGGAAAGGTCAATTACTGCCACTGCTCACCCCCGTTGAAACAGACATAGCAACCGGCGAGCCGTCAGCGCGCTGGCCGGTCAGATCAACCTGCATAGAGCCGTCCGCATTGCGCGTGATGATTACCGAGGCCAACCGGATGCGTGGCTCCCAGCGGCTCAGTGCGGTATAGGTGGCAGCCATTACCTGCAGCTTGGTGACATCGTTCTGCGGCCAGTCAATCATCGCGGACAACATCGAACCGTAATCACGCCGGGCAAGGCGGCTGCCTTCCGGGGTGATCAGGATGTCGCGTATGCTCTGCCGTATGTGATCGATGTCGGTAATAGCTTTGCCGGTGTCGCGGTTCATGCCGAGGTACATCATTGCGGGCCTCCTGACATATCGGTGCCACTCTTCACTTTGTTGTGTAAGTGCTTATCAGCAATCACGTCGTTAGAACTCATTGAACCGCCGCCATGGGTTACATCACCGTTCATCGTGGTGTCACCGTTAATCCGTATCTGGCTGGCCTCTATCCCCAGCGCATCGGTGATCAGCTGAATGCCGTCTGCCGCTTCAATGCGCACGCTCTTGATGTTCTTTATCAGTAACTGGCCGTTTTCTGGCTCGTACTGAAACCAGCCGCCGTCCTTAAATACGGTGGTGGTGCCGTCGTCCGAATAGTCGGGCGGCGGGAAGGCTTCGGAATAAATGGCAGGCAGCGCAAAGGCGGTTTCGAGATTGCCGCCCAGGCTCAGTAGCACAACCTGTTCCCCGACGGTGGGCTGCCACCATGTGCGGGTGCTACCGGCACGAAGGGTGAGCCAGTTAATCCAGTTGGTTTCAAGGTCGCCCGTTTTCACCCGGCACAGCCAGTTCACCGGGTCCACTTCGGACACGGTGCCGGTGCGGATCAGGTTGGTGATAAGGCGCATAATTTCGGTAAGTTTTTCGTTCATGTTTGCAGTATCTAGAATTTCATAGGAAAATAATTTTTTTCTCTTTGTGTCATTGCTCTTACATAGTCATACAAACAATAAGGAAGGAATCATGAACGACAACTTAAAAAAATACTTGGAGTATTACATTGATTTGGAGGCATCGCCCGGTTTTGCAGTGATGATAAATGGAGGGTGGGGAAGTGGTAAGACCTGGTTTATGAATAAATTAGAAAGTTATGTACCTTTAGATGAACTTACTGTTTTTAGAATATCTCTGTATGGTAAAAGCCTAACTGAGCATATTGATGATGATATCTATAAGGAAATGAATCCTATTTTATCGAGCAAAGGCATGGTAGTGGCTGGTTCGTTAGCTAAAGCCTTCCTGCGCGGTACCATAAGGTTGGACTTAGATGGTGATAATAAAGCCGAGACTAATTTATCCTTTGGAGTTCCCGATATAAATCTAAAAAAACTTCAGAGCAACCCAGAAAAAATAATAATTATATTCGATGACTTTGAAAGGTGCAATATCAATATTATTGATTTATTTGGCTATATAAACAGTCTGACTGAAGTACATGGCTGTAAAGTTATAATATTGTGCAATGAAAAAATATTCAGTGAGGATGAAAAAAATGAAGCGAAAACCTACCATGATGCTAAAGAGAAAGTTGTAGGGGCTACATTCAAATATAACGCAGACATAAATGGTGCCATTGACGACTTTATTAAAGAAATAGGCAATGAGAGATTAAGTAAACATATTGAAAATAACATTCAACCAATCAAAGAAATAATCGCTGCATCTGAATGTGAAAATCTTAGGTTTTTAAAACGATTTTTCATGGACTTTGAACGCCTTTACTTGTCATTGAAGGATGAACACAAAGCTAATAATAAACTTGTTGTTAATTTATTATTTGTTAACTTTATACTTAAATACGAATCAAAATCAAACAATGTAAATATTAAGGATTTTTCAGATGGAAAAACACTAAAAAGTGGCGCGGGCATATCCTATGAAACAACAAGAAAATATAACTATAATCCCCTCTCGCACTCTGTTCTATCTCTGGAAACTTGGGGCAGGATATGCCAAGATAATATACTTGACAAGGATGTTATAACAAATGAGGTACAAAACAGCCTTATTAGTACTGAAAGGAAAACAGAAGCATGGATTAAACTATGGGATTACTCGACTCTCAGTGAAGACGAGTTTGAAGCTTCTCTTAAAGAAATTGAAGAAAAACTCACAAAACATAGCTATGACAATGAAAATATTGTAAAGCATTTGTTTGGCACAATCATTTCTTTAGAGGAAAACGGTGTTATAACTAAAAAGGATGTTAAAAAATTAAAAGATCTTTGCCGAAATGAAATAAGGCACTTGGCAAGTAAAGGGAATCTTGAATATATCGATACGATTTATAATGCAGCATTCATTAACGAATCTTGGGCGGGACTAAGTTTTAATAGTAGAGACCATGATGAATTTCTTAATTTTGCCAACTTCATCGAAAATAAGCGTTTGGCGCACGAGCAATCACAATATCCAGATGTAGTCAAAACTATATTACAATCTGTATCTGACAACAATATGGATTATCGAAATATTATGAATCCAAACATTTTTAATGCTAAGAATTATTTTAATAAACCAATATTTTCAACGGCAGATGCTCAAGACATTGCTTCTGTAATATCAAAATCACAGCAACTGCGTAACTTTTGCATGGCTCTCAACTCAAGATATACTAAAAATGGTGCTGCTAAAGCTTTATTGACAGAGACAGCATTTCTCCAAGATCTTATTGTTGAGCTTCAGACTATAAAAGATCGAACAGCACATCGATTATCTAAGCATAAAATAAATGATTCAGTAGATTACTTTTTGAATCCAGCCCTAACTTTTTTAAACGCAGTTGCTGAAGGGAAGGAAACAGATATTCACTAAGAACTTATCAGTTATTTCTTTGTTAATTGGAGAGTTAGAATCTCATGAATTTTAACTCTTGTTTTTTTGTTAAAACCTATCAGCTTGCGTTCGGGATATATAGTCATGACATCATGACGATTTGTTTTATCTCTTAATCCATAATGATGAATGCGCGCCAACCATTGCACCCCCGGAACAAAGGCAACCTCAGCGGCGTCTGCATTTGCCTGCACTTTCAGATACTTTGCTGTTTTCAGCTTCGCGAACATGCCGCGACGGATGCGCCCCTTTTTGCTGCGGGCGGTTACGCGGCGCGGTTCCCATGCGATGCCGTCCGGGGAACGCTGCGCGGTGATATTTTCCTGCTGAATCCGGCGCACGTCGCGCGCCACCTCGCGCAGCATCTTTTTCCGGGCCGCCGGTTCCAGCTGCGACAGCAGCGCCGCCAGCCAGGCATCCACTTCATGCAGCTCAGCCACGTTTCACCGTCCAGACTTCCTCCGGCGCGTCCGGCTCCGGCACCGCCTCAACGCTGGTTTTACCGTCCACCGTTGTTGCCACAATGCGCTCTGTCAGCTTCAGATCCATGCTGATGTCACAGCGGTCGTTTGCCAGAATATCCACCTCAAACGAAAACAGCCTTTCGCGCGCCTCACTGTTCTGCAGCGCGTCGGGCTGGTTTTCCCGCAGCCACAAAAGCACCGGGGCCATCAGCAGGTTCTGATCGCCGGTAAAGTCGGTGATCACCACGTTCAGCGTGTAGCGGTATTCCCACGAAAGGGATGCGGCAGACGTGGCGACCAGCTGGCCGCTGTCCACGAACAGGTGCAGGCGGTCCGGGTTGTCGGCCACATAAGGGACCGACTTATTCAGTGCGCTGCGTAAGGACTGCGGCTTGTTCATCGTCTTTTTCCTGACAGCTGATGATGGTATC